ATGTCAGGTTTTGACGCTTGGTTCTTGGAATTCGGTTTTCGCATGACCGTGGAGAAAGTTGTAACGGAGCTAGAGCAAATAGAATTTTGCCAAATGCATCCTGTCGCAACCAACCGCGGATACACCATGGTTAGAAACATACGAACAGCGCTAGCAAAAGACACAATGACAGTCCTGCCAGTAACAAACGAAGCGTCAGCAAGAGTTTGGTTCAAGGCGATAGGACAATGTGGGTTGAGTTTAGCCAGCGGTATTCCTATGGTTCAGTCTTTTTACAGAATGTATGACAAACAATCGAATAAAGTCAGTAAAGTAGCAGAACACGGAGCAATGCAAACAGGTATGGCGATGTTAGCTAGGAACATGAAACACACGTATCATGAACCGTCGGCAGACACACGGTACTCGTTTTGGTTGGCTTTCGGCTTTACACCAGACGAACAGAGAGCCTACGAAAACAAATTCGATAACTACCAAATAGATTATAGTAAGATTGTGCCGGCTGATTATAATACAGTCACACATTTCGAATTATAATCAACAGTTTACAGGATACCCAAATCCAATAATATAAAATGTCAGTTAAATATCACGGTAAATATTGTGGACCAGGATGGTCAGCTGGTAAATATCAGCAAAGCGTTAAGAGCAGAGTACCACCAGTTGATGACTTCGATGCAACATGCAAGGAGCATGATGGTGCTTACGCACACCCTACAAACAGCAAAGCAAGAAATGCGGCTGATGACAAGTTCTTTAGGCAGAACATTGGTGGTGGTCCGAAGAGGGCTATCGCGGCGTTGGCGGTCAAGGCAGCGTCGAAGATAATGCGAGCCCAAGAAAATAATCCCAGTGGGATTAAATTCCGTGGCAGCCGAAAACCACCAAAGAAGAGATCAGCAGTAAGTAGAGCACGGGCGCGTCTTGACCAGCGATCACGTCTAACGCAAAATGGCCATTTGATTAATTCAATCACTAACATCAAATTAATCGAAGACAACATCCCCACACCAACTATGAAAAGAAGTAACAAGAATACGCAGAACAAATACAAAGCAAACAACACCACAACGAAAGCACCAGTAGCAACCAGCAAAACGGTTCGCATAAGCAAACCAAGAATGAGTGCCAACAGAGGTGAGACAATGATCACACATCGTGAGTACATTGGACCAGTAACAGCATCAAGCACTACAGCATTCACCACCAACAACGTTAACCCAGGTTTACAGAGTACCTTTCCATGGCTATCATCCATAGCCAATGGATATGAGCGGTACAAGTTTTCCAAGATTGAGTTCACGTTTGTGAGTGCCGCAGCAACTTCCGAAAGAGGTAGAGTGGCTTTAGCATTTCAGTACGATCCAACATCGGACGATCCAGTTTCACGTTCAGGACTATTCTCAATAGTCCCAAACGTAGAGGAGGCTCCATGGGAAGACATCGTTCTTAAAGTTAAACCACTAAACGAATATCGATACGTACGGCAGGCAGTTCCAGCAAGCGGAACCTACAACACATATGATTGTGGTAAGGTACACGTGATGACAGCAATGAACGCCGACAGCACAACACAACTCGGAGAGTTGTTTGTGGAGTACACGGTGCTATTGATGAACCCTCAATTTCAGAACGCAATGGTTCAATCAGAAGCAACAATTGGCTCTGAGTCCGCAACAGTTCCGTTTGGAACGTCAATAACGGCATCGTCAGGTGTCCTTACGCTAGCATGGAAGACCGGTTTGCAACTTACCCTAGGTACGTCGCTACCACTACTCATAGCATTGACATTCGTAGGAACAGGATTGGCTCAATCAGATCCAACACTAACGAAAGGTGTATCAACGTCGCAAGGAGCAATATCAGTGAAGAGCAACACGGTAAACGCAGGAGGTACGTATCAAATCATTTTGTTTACAACAAAATATACGAACGCACTCGACGCCATAACCGTTGTTGGTGGTGAAAGCACCACAGTAACCACATCCATATTGCGAATTGCACTTTATACTGAACAGTAATTCATAACACCAAGAATAACAACTTGACAAGTCGCATTGCCGCGACAGCACGAGCCGCAATCCGGCAAATAACACGTTTACATAAAGTAAGCATCAGCAGTGAAAATATCTAGCACTGCCTTGAATTGGGACTCAAGGTAAAAGAGACCAACTAATAGTTAAAGGAAGCAATGCTACAGCTATTAGGTTTTCATCCGCTCTGATGTGAAAAACCCATAAATAAAACCAGTAACAGTCAACCCTACTCAGAAATTCAAACAACGGCAATGTTGTTCGATGGGCAGTAGTAGGAGGAACAATAATCGAAC